ATTTGATGGCACTATAGGAAGACCATCAACGATTGAGGATGGGGTGCAAGATCCGAGTGTTTTTGGTAGTTTTGCTGGTAACATTAAACACATCTATGCTCGAAACTCTACATTAAATAGGCTTTATCTTCCTCCACATAATCAGGCTCCTCAGTTGACCTGTGAAACCATAGAGGGTTTTGGTGATCCTACCAGAGATGATGAATTGGAATTGTTAGATATTAGCGGAACACAGTTAGGTATAAGTGGAACATTAGACTATTTCTTCTCGCAGCAAGCATTTTCTCCTGAGGGATATCCGTCTGATAAAACATTTACCGTATCTGCGAATTCAATTCGTGATGAATCTGGAAATATTTCAACTTTGTCCTTGCAGCGTTACAATGAGATATTAGAATCTTGGGACAGAGCGAACAAAAACATTGTATTGAATGTCGATATAGCATAGGAGTGATCATGAAAAAAGAAGAGGACAAGTCTTTTAAGAATTCTTCGTTAAAAGAAAAGTTAGGGATGGCTAAAAACTTCGCACAGGCGATGGTGTCGAGGGGTGTATCAAACAAAAAGGCTGATACTACAACAAAAAGACTCAGAGTTCTGAGTTGTCTTGGAAACAACGCTGAGTTACCCCCATGTGAATATCTTCGTGAAAGTTCAAAAGATCCATCTAAATCATACTGTGGTGGTTGTGGTTGTGGTGACCGCAAAGGAACTTGGTTGATAGCGGAAGCAGATGAGTATAGCAAATTAGATTATCCAAAAGTTGTGTGTCCTTTGCAGATGCCTGGTTTTTACAATTACGAAGAAAGTGAACCAGATGAGGCGAATGATCCTGTCACGAGACGATATTATATCGAGCAAATGAGTGAGGAAGATGTTTCTAAGGTCAAGGTTCATATACCAGACCCCCCAGAACCAAAGTCAGAGGACAAAAAGGATTAATACTCTGCCTTATACATAATTAGAAGGAGTTATGTATGGCAGCACCCTATTCCGCTGATACCTTAATCGACTATGCTTTTCGTCGATTGGGATCACCTGTTATCGAAATAAATGTTGATCGTCAGCAAGCAGAAGAAAGACTTGATGATGCTTTACAGTATTTTTCAGAAAGGCACTTTGACGGTGTTGAGAGACACTATTATACGCACAAAGTAACTGGAGATGATCGAACAAGAGGGTTTATCGATCTAAGTGGACTTACATCAGGTAGTGCAGGTGGTTACACAGGCGCACCAGCAGGGTCAAATATTTTAACTGTAAATAAAGTTGTTCCTTTTGGGTCTGCGACATCTAACATGTTTAATGTTCGTTACCAAATGTCTTTACATGACTATTTTGGTATCAATAGATCTACACACTATGGTGTTGGTCTAGGTTTAGCGTCATACGACTCGACTAAGAGTTTTATAAACCTAGTTGAGCAATTGTTTGATACTGAGAAAAACTTCAGATTTAGTAAGGTTACGAACAGATTATACGTTGATATGAATTGGGAAGAGGATATCGACGTAGGTGATTTTATATTCTTTGAAGCATATGCGAAGTTAGATCCAACAGAGTTTACTGAAATCTACAATGATAGACTACTCAAAGAATATGTTACTGCACTTATAAAACGACAGTGGGGTTCAAACCTCTCTAAATTTGACGGTGTTCAGTTGCCTGGTGGTGTAACCATACGAGGTGCGGATATATTTAACGAGGCAAACGAAGAGGTAAGAAACATCGAGGAGAGGGTTCTTCAGGAATATGAACTCCCCGTTGATTTCTTCATAGCGTGAGGTAAACATGCCACGAAATCCATACTTCAAAGATTACACAGGTGAGCAAAATGTCACGGAGGACATCACCATTGAAATGATCCAAACAACGGGTCGTGACATGGTATACATTCCTAGAAACAGAATCACTAAAGATGATCTTTTTGGTGAAGACACCTCTACTAAATTTGACGCAGGATACAATCTAGAGATGTATATCCAAACCGTAGATGGTTTTGAAGGTGAAGGTGATGTAGTATCACAATATGGATTACAGATTAAGGATCGTATCGATCTCATAGTCGCTCGTAAAAGATTTGAAGAGGAAGTAAAACTAAATACGGGTCAGACAAGACCGCTTGAAGGTGATTTGATTTTCTTTCCATTGAGCAAGACGCTATTTGAGATAAATTTTGTTGAACACGAAAACCCATTTTATCAACTGGGAAAACTCTACACTTACTTGTTAAGATGTGAAGTGTTTACATATGATGCTGGACAGGAGATTGACACAGGTATTGCTGATGTAGATCAAATCGAAGATGATATCAAATCTATCGATGGTAATGACATCACTATTCAAGACACTGTTGATGGAACATCATCTGGAGACAACGATACATTTGATTCATTAGACGATGACATCTTTGACTTTAGCGAAAGCGATCCATTCTCAGAGGGTAGTTACTGATGTTTCGTCCATTTTACAATGAGTCTATTCGTAAACTGATCGTAGCGTTCGGATCATTATTTAATAACATTCGTATTTCTAGCACTAACTCTAGTGGAGTAGAGCAGTTTATAAAAGTTCCCTTATCTTACGGTCCAAAAGAAAAATTTATTCGTCGCATCGAAGAGGACAGTTCAATTGGTAACAACAGTAAAGTTCAAATGACTTTGCCTCGTTTAGGTTTCAATATAACCGACATGTCGTATGATGGTGCTAGAAAAAGAAATACGTTACAGAAAAGATTTTATGTAGAGACAGGCTCCACAGGTGGACATCCTGCATATGAATTTGCTGAGGTTCCGTACAACTTTAACGTATCGTTATATGGTTTCACCCGTTCAATGACAGATGCCTTACAAATCACTGAGCAAATACTACCCTACTTTACTCCTGAGTTCAACGTTACTGTTAACTTTGACAAAGATGTTCATCCTAAAGTTGACATACCAATTATTTTAAATAACGTGACGATGGAGGAGGAATATGAGGGTGATTTGGATGAGAGAAGAAGAATAACCACACAGTATGACTTTAACGTAAAATCATATGTATTCGGTGAGAGAAAACGGTCGAATGTTATTCTATACACAGAGTCTACATTCTTCGAATTAGTTGGGGATAACTACCTTAATGCAGGACCGACTGGTGCGATTAGTAGAGTTGATGTAGGAGTCAGCGGACCATCGAGCGGAACTGGTGGGTTTAGTGCATCTAACTTTATTACATACACCAACACATATTCAGTGGGACCATCTGGTTCAGGATTTACGTCTGGAACGAGATATATTGACTTTGAGGGTAATACATATGAGGGTGCAACATTTAACCCACCCAATCCATAAGGAATGAATGATGAATGAAAAAAATGTAGAGGGTATATCAAAAGCACTCGATGTTGACTACGAGGAAAAAGAAATCCCTAAAAATGAGATGGTCAAAAAGATCGATAGTCTTCCTGTTTCGAAGGAAAGACTCGATAAAGATCTAGGTAATGATTACAAACATGTTCGTGGTAATCTAAGAGATCTTATTGATGTGGGTCAGGATGCAATTGATGGTATATTAAGTGTTGCACAAGATAGTGATTCGCCTAGAGCGTATGAGGTCGCAGGTCAAATGATCAAAGCGGTAGCAGATATGAATAAAGATTTGATGGATCTTCATAATAAGATGAAGGTGATTACAAAAGAAGAAACTACGATTAATCATAACACCAACAACTCAATCTATGTCGGATCTACTAGCGACTTACAAGATCTCATCAATCAATCTAGGAGTGCAAAAAAGGCACTTAATATTGTTGATGAGGTAGAAGATGACGAGTAAAAAACAAGGTTACTTAGGTAACGAAAATTTAAAAGCATCTGGTGTAGACATTGAATTCACAAAGGATCAAATTAAGGAATACATCAAGTGTTCTCAAGATCCAGTCTATTTTGTAGAAAAGTATGTAAAAGTTGTGTCTCTCGATGAGGGTTTAGTGCCTTTTGATATGTACGAGTATCAAAAAGATATTGTTGATAAGGTACACAATAATAGATTTGTCATAGCAAAGTTACCAAGACAGTCTGGTAAATCCACTACAATCGTCTCCTACATCCTACACTATGTGCTTTTTAATCAAAGCATGAATGTAGCGATCCTTGCGAATAAACAAGCAACCGCACGCGAGATATTGAGTCGTCTGAAACTCGCTTATGAATATCTGCCATTATGGTTACAACAAGGTATCGTAGAATGGAATAAGGGATCTATCGAATTAGAGAATGGATCTAAAATTGTTGCATCTGCGACTTCATCATCAGCGATTCGTGGTGGATCGTTTAACATGATCTTTCTTGATGAATTTGCTCACGTTAGTTCTGGTATTGCGGAGGAGTTTTTTAGTTCGGTGTATCCGACTATTACCTCTGGTCAAAGCACTAAAGTTCTCATGGTTTCTACACCAAATGGACTCAACTTATTTTATCACTATTGGAGAGGTGCGACAAAAGAAGTAGGAGAGGAAGGTAAAAACGAATACATTCCCATCGAAGTGCATTGGTCACAAGTCCCACTATATCCAGGCGGTCCTCTTCGGGGTGAAAAGTGGAAAGAAGAAACTATCGCTAATACGAGTGAGCAGCAGTTTCAATCAGAGTTTGAATGTGACTTTGTTGGATCACAGAATACTCTCATATCATCGCTTAAACTAAAATCACTATCTTGGATTAAACCTCTTGAAAGGTCAAATGATGGACTGAGCATATATGAACAACCACAAGATAATAGACAATACTCTTGTGTGGTTGATACGTCAAGAGGTCAGGGATTAGATTATAGTGCGTTTGTTATGGTCGATGTTACCGAGACACCTTACAGAGTTGTAGCAAAATATAGAAATAACATCATATCTCCACTTGTGTATCCGACTGTGATTCGATCTGTGTGTGAAAAGTATAACAAAGCCTTTTGCTTAATTGAAATCAATGACATAGGCGCTCAGGTCGCAGACGTTCTGTATCAAGACTTAGAGTACGATCACATTTACATGACACAAAATAAAGGTCGTAAGGGTCAAGTTGTTGGTGGTGGTTTTGGTGGTGGAGGTAATCAGTTTGGTGTTCGAACAACAGGTCCAGTTAAAAAACTAGGTTGCTCGGTTCTCAAAAGTCTCATCGAAGAAGACAAACTCATAGTTGAAGATATTGATACCATAAACGAGTTAACAACATTTATTGCAAAAAGACAATCGTTCGAAGCAGATGACGGACATACCGATGATTTAGTAATGTGTCTAGTTTTGTTTGCATGGTTAACGAGACAAGATTATTTCAAAGAGATGATGGATACAGATGTTCGTAAAGTGATATATGGAGATCAAATTAAACAGATTGAAGATGAGTTATTACCTGACGGATTTTTTGATAATGGAGATAGTATTGAGATGGGAGAGTACGACGGACAAGATCGATGGTTTTGACTCCTAAATTAGCAAAACTATAAATATCATGAAGCGTTTCTATTGATGAAGTCTTAAAAGGAGAAGAAAATGCCATTTAGCATCAGCCCATCTGTTACAATCACAGAACGAGATCTTAGTTCGATTATTCCACAAATCGCAACCACGACGGGTGCATTTGTTGGTCGATTTGATAAAGGACCAGTCGATACCATTGTAGATATTGACAGCGAAAGAACATTGTCTGAAGTTTTTGGTAATCCATCACCCGATGAAAGAGGTGTTGATTGGTTTGTTGCTGCAAACTTCTTAAATTACAGTGATAAATTGAAAGTTGTTAGAGTTGATGAGAGTGATGGTGCATTCTACGCTGGAGCATTTGGTGGACTGACTGCTGCTAGTCTGGAAAATGGACAAGCATATTGTGGCGCAGGAACTAGTGGTGGATTTTTAGTCGCAACGGCAGATCGAGCAAATCTGACCGCAAAAGAGCCTGGTGTTTTAGGAAACGGTCTTAGGGTTGTTGTTTTCCCCGCAGGAAACGACCCATTCGAAACAAACTTAAACTCTGATGATTTAGGATTTAGTGGTGGTGTTGGCACTGCCTTGAATATTCCTAATTTTGATCCTCAAGCGGAAGCAAATTTATTCTCGTATGTTCCGACTACAACTGCAAAAGTTAAAGAATCTGTTGATAATGGTATCTTTACGGGCGGAATAACTCAAGATGAAGTTCACTTTGCTGTGATTGATCAGTTGGGACTGTATAACGAAACGAGTGGTGGTTTTGGAGTTACTGGTGCAGTTCTTGAGAAATTTGAAGGTCTTTCTCTCTGGAGAGGCGTTTATGACTCAACAGGTAGAAGTATTTACTACAAAGACTATATCAATTCAAATTCTGAATACATTCAAATTGAAGAAAGTGTTCATAGATCACTCTTCAATGCACAAAAAGAGTTCGGTGGTGCTAGTGGTGGTGATCCACTTTGGTCACCAACATCGTCTTTTGTGTATGGACCACTGGGTGTGACCGCAAACGAAGATGATGTGAATACAGGTAATGGTAGACCAAGATATCAAGCGTACAACGCTACGCTTGCTGGTGGTGCTGCTGCTGGTGTTACCTACCCATACGAGGGTGTGGGTTCGAACCCAAGTTTCAATGCTGACGTAAACCCACACAGGTATGCGATTCAAGCAGCATACGAGAAACACTTTGGTGATGCTGATTCGGTGGATATTGACTTACTCATCGGTGGTGCTGCTGAAGGACAGATCTCGAAGAAACTGATTGAGATTGCAGAGAGAAGAAAAGACTGCGTTGCATTCATTTCTCCTCCATCGTCTCCTGCTGGAACAGAATTTAATGACATCTCTTATCAAAGTTCATTACAGGGTTTCTCTGGTGCTGATGCAGTCGTATCTTACAGAAACACTCAGGGATTCAACTCATCTTATGCTGTCATGGACAGCGGTTGGAAGCAAAT